TCCATGTGGCAGTGGGAAGAAGTATAAGCAGTGTTGTGGCAAATAGTCCATAAATAAAGGGTTTGCAAGGTTTTTTCAAAAACCAAGAATGGAAGAAAAATACCATTAGATACGTTTTAGATACGTTTTATACTTAATTTGAAAATATTTATCGGAGTGAATCAATTATGATTTGCTCCTTTTTATTTCAAAAGAGCCAAAAGGCTCTTATTTAGTTAAACGATTAAATGTATCAGAAACATTGTTAAAGTCGTTTTTGAACATGTGAGAATAAGTATTTAATGTCTCGGTTACACTTGCATGTCCCATATATTTTGAAACAGTAGTAATTGGAGTACCTACATTAATAAGTAACGATGCACAAGAATGTCTAAAATCATGTAATCGGATTTCTTTAATTTCTGCAGATTCAGAAATCATCTTTTTTCTTCGTTGAGCTTGGCAATGACTCATAGGTGTAATTCCAAAGTCTGGTCCAAATATAAAGAACTCATCAGAATAATTTTTGAATTGCTTAACAACATCATGATATTTTTTTAATTCATTATATAGTACATCACAGATAGGTAGTTCTCGATAACTTGATTTAGTTTTCAAATCACATACGAACCAATTACCAGCACAATTGTCTATGCTTTGAACTTGTTTCTTAACAGATAATAATTTATTATCCCAATCAACATCTTTCCATTGTAGACCTCTAGCTTCACCCATACGAAGACCACAATAATAAAGAGTCATCCATAAGCAACGATATCTTAAATCATCTTCTTTAGAAAGAAACTTGTTAAAGTCTTCTAGATCATAAACATTATGCTCTTTTCTGACAGCACCAGGGTCTTTCATACGAGATGGAGTAGCAAGTATTCTATTGAAATCAAAATCATAATGTCGCTTACCAAAATTAAGTAATGCACGAAAAACTTTTAATTTGTCATTTTTTGAAACAAGATTAAGATTATCTTTTGACCTTAAATCATTTAACCAAATCTCGTACTTTTTTAAATCAAAATCAGTAACCTTTATTTTAAATAGAGGTTCAATATATTTTGCTGTATGAAAATATCCTCTTTTGGTAGAAATACGAACACGAGAATCTTGATAAGAAAGAAAAGCATTCCATAAGTCACCGATAGTCATTTTACTTGGTATTTTTTGTTGGTCTTTTATAGAGGTCATAAAAATTCGTTCAGCATCCTTGGCCTCTGTTTTAGTAGCAAATTTTTTGCTAGTAGCAACTTTTATGTTATTAAAGTTATCAGTATATTGCACCTTATAGAACCAGCATCTGCCGTCCTTGGTAGGTGTTTTTGATTTGTAGATAGGCATAATATCACTCTCCTTAAATTTATTTTTGTGTAAAACTTGTGTTAATCCAACAAAAGTGATATAATACCTGATGAAGACCCAAGCATTATATTCTTTATTGGATATTTTGTTTAGTTTGGTAGACTAACGGTTTTCATGATCTACTGTTCGAGCAGTAGGTCTTTTTTTTATAAAGATACTCTTTTTTCTTTTGCTATTCCTACTATAGTAATAGGTAGGTCAGCAGCTTGTTCTTTAGTGAATCGCATAGGTTCATAGTTCATATTATAAGGTTGTAATGTAATACCTTGCTCATCAATAAATACTTTCTTAAAAGTACACTCGGTACAATTAACCATGACAGCACAGTCTTTATTTCTGCCAGCTTCATAGTCTTTAGTTTGTTCAAAAATAACAATATCTCCTTCATTATATTTAGGACTCATGCTATCTCCAGAAATCTTAAGGGCATAAAATTCTTTGCCACCTTTTGTCCAAACCGCAGGGATATCAACATAGTCTATGATATCTTCCTGTGCCTCGATAGGAATACCTGCCTTTATGAAACCTAGAACTGGAATCTTAATTGTGTTAGATATAAGGTCAATGAATTTTGCATTATCAACAGGTGGAAAAAAATCATTGATAGATACTCCAAATAATTGGCTTAATTTAAATAATATATCTTGATTAGTCTTTCTTTCACCATTTTCATATCTCGAAATATTAACCGCAGAAGTTTCTAATTCTTCGGCAACTTCTTCTTGTGACAAGTTTCTCTGGATACGATAATATTTAATTTTTTCTGCAACATATTTATTAATATCCATATTGCACCTCCATGACTTGATTATAACATAAAACTTACCAAAATGGAATAATTTTTCAAAAAAAAAGAAAAAAATTTCAAAAAAACTATTGTAATATTACCAAATTGGTATTATAATATGAGTGTAATTAGATAGAAGGGAGGGAAAAATAGATGCAAGAAAAGTTGATAAAGCTTAGAAAAGTCTACAATGTAAGACAAAAAGACCTAGCAGATTACCTAAATATCTCTGAAAGGACATATTGCAACAAAGAAAAAGGTATCTCACAGTTCACAAGCGATGAAATGTTCGCTCTATCCAAGTATTTCAAGAAGTCTCTTGAAGAAATTTTTTTGCCATCAACTTACCAAAATGGTAATAAAGAAAATCGTTAGTCTACCAAACTAAATGAAAAAAAGTTAGTCTACCAAACTAAACTTAACAAAATTCAATAAAGAAAGGAAAAAGAAAATGAAAAAGAAAATAATATTGAAGCCTTGGGTCAAGGCAACTCTGTTATTATTACCAGAAATGATAATAATAGTACAGTTGTTTTTTGTTGGTCAAAAATTGAACCAAATAGTAGAAAACACAGGAACACCTACAGTTGTTATAGAAACGAGGTGTGACCATGAATAAAAGTTTAAATGCTACTCAAGTATTAGAAACAATAAATAAATTATGGGCATCAACAGCAGATATCCAAAAGATAGGATGTGTTGGATATAATAAAGCCTTAAAAATAAAAAATGAGATTAGAAATCAAATGGTCGATGATGGGTGGGTATTCCCTAGATATTTGGTATCAATGGAATATGTAATTAAATACTTTAACATCGATGAAAAGAGATTAAGAAAATTGGCAGATCAAGGAGGTGTAACTAATGCAGGATAATACACCAATAAATAACCTTGATTTATGTGCTAAATTACAAAAGAAGAAAAATGCCATTAGAACAGAATTAAAGGAAAAAGGAAAATTAACTAATGGAGAAGTTAATGAATATGATAACTATCAATATTTTAGTGAAGCACAATATAAAGAATTATTCACAGAACTATTTAGTAAGCATGGCATTGAATTATTTATAGATGAAATAGACTATGGAACATTTGAAGGTACAGATAAGCAACCATTTGGTAGAACAGTAACATTAGCATGTACTTTAATAGATATAGATACAGGATATTCAGAATCAAGTAGACATACTGGAGAAGGATTAGATCGTGGAGATAAAGCAGGGTATAAAGCAACAACAGGTGCAATTAAAAGATTTTTATCATCAACATTCTTGGTAGCAACTCAAGATGACCCAGAAAGAGAAGATGATAAACCAAAACAAAAAACTACATCCAGTACAAGTAAGAAAACTACACAGCCATTAAACAAAAAGAAAGGAAGCATTACTCCAGGACAAAAGACAGCAATAAAAAATATGTTTAAAGATGATGTAGATACTTTAAAAGAAATATTAAAAACAACTTACAAAGTATCCAAAGTAGATGAGCTATCAGTAGAGAATGCTTCTCAATTAATAGCAAATAGAAAAGGAGAAAAGTAAGATGAATGAATTGATAAAAATAGAAAATGATACAGCAATATTAGAGAATAAAATGGTTCAAGATTTAATAACAGTTGAACAAAGAATAAAGGAACTTAAAAAAATTCAAGATACATATAAAGAAACAATAAAAAAAGCGATGGAAGAAAAAGGTGTAATAAAACTTGTAGATGAAATATCAGGTTTAACAATATCTTATATCGCAGCACAAAATAATCTAGAAAAGTTTAATAAAGATAAGTTCCAAGAAGAAAATCCAGACTTGTACGATAAATATGTAACAATGGATGGTAAAAAAGCAGCCTACATAACAGTAAGGATTAAATAATGGAATCGTGGGAAATTGCAGGAGGATTACTTGAATATATTGATGAAACACATACATACATCTTTGATGGAGTAATTCTTCCTAGCATAACTCAAATGCTTAAATTTAAATTCGGAAACAAATACAATAGTGTCGATGAAAAAGTGCTAAAGAAAGCAGCTGAAAAAGGAACAGCAGTACATCAAGCGATAGAAGATTATGAAAAACGAAGTATTGATGATGCTAGTTGTGTGGAATTAAGAAACTATAAATTTTTAAAGAAACAATTTGATTTCAAATGCCTAGACAATGAAGTCCCTATAGTTTTATTTCACAATAATAAACCAATTGCTGCAGGTAGAGTAGATTTAATAATCGAGGATAAAGGTAAGGTAGGCATTGCCGATATCAAAAGAACGAGTGTATTTGATAAAGAATATGTAGCATATCAAACAAATTTATATAGAATAGGATACCAACAATCCTATGGTGTAGAAATATCATTTTTAAGAGGAATACATTTAAGAGATAAAGTTCGTAAATATATAGAATTACCAATTAAAGAAGATATGATGTTGGAATTTATAGAAAGATATTTAATGGAGGAAAAATAATATGATAAATAGAGATAAATATGTTAGAAGAATGTTCATGGATCAATTAAGAGATACTATGATAGATAGAAATGTATCAGTAGAGGAATTAGCTGATGAAATAGGTGTAAGCCAAGATAAAGTAATGAGATGGTTAAAATATGGAGATAGTCCAACTTTATGCGAATTGAAAGATATAGCTGATTATTTAGAAGTGTTAATTGATGAACTCGTATATGAAGATTTTGACAAAATTGGAGAAGAAGATGAAGTAAAAACTTTAGATTTATGTGACATGAATATTTGCATAGAAGGAATAAAATACGAAGTAAAAATAAAAGCAGATGTTAAGGAGGTAAATCCAAATGAATAAAGTAACATTAATAGGTCGCTTAACAGCTGACCCAGAATTAAGATATACACAAAGTGATAAAGCATATACGAGATTTACATTAGCAGTAAATCGTGGATTTAAAAATGAATCTGGAGAAACAGATGCAGATTTTATAAGTTGTGTTGCATGGGATAAAAGAGCAGAAACCATTTGCAACTATGTAAAGAAAGGTCATAGATTAGGTATAGCTGGAAGAATACAAACAGGAAGCTATGAAAAAGAAGATGGAACTCGTGGATATTTAACAGACATAATTGTAAGTGAATTAGAATTTTTAGAAAGTAAATCTAGAGATGAAAGACCAGCACCAGATTATCCAGAGGATGACCCATTTGCAGATACAGAATATAACACAACAGTAACTGATGATGATTTGCCATTTTAATGAGAACAACAGTTGTTATTAGGCAAGTTTTTAGAAATATAAGAAATCAAATGTTCCTTATAGAGAATTTATTCTCTGACATAGAAATAGAACCAAACAAAGAATATGTTCTAGAACTTAAAGAGGTAAGAAGTAGAAGGACATTACAACAAAATAAATATATGTGGGCTCTTATCCACAAAATAGCAGCACATGACTCACAAAACATGAATGAGGTAGAAATATATTCATTAGCATTAGAACAGGCAAATGCAAAATATATTTATCTATTAGCAGTGCCAGAAGCGGAAGATGAGTTAAGGAAAAACTTTAGAGCGGTAAGAGTGGTAAGACCTACATATAAAGATGATAAGGAATTTATTATATACAAATGCTTTGTTGGTAGCTCTAAACTTAATACAAAGGAAATGACAAAACTATTAGATATAGTTATTGCATGGGCAAATGAATTAGGTATAGAAACAGATGAAAAGTATTATACAGACTAAAAAGAAATGTTTTATATGCTCCAGAGAAACAGGACTACATGACCACCATATATACTTTGGAAATGCAAGAAGAAAAATAAGTGAAAAGAATGGATTTAAAGTGTGGTTATGTTATGAACATCATGAAGGCACATATGGAGTACATGGGATGCGAGGCCATGAAGTAGATTTATTTTTAAAACAGACTTGCCAAAAGAAATATGAAGAAACTCATTCAAGGGAAGAATTTATAAGATTGATTGGGAAGAATTATTTATAGGAGGTAAGTAACATGAAAAGTATAATAATAACTTTAATAATTTGCATTACTCTTGTTGTCATTTATCTTATAGATAAAATGGGTAAAAAGTAATGGCTGAAAGAAGAATGTTTGCAAAAACAATAATAGATAGTGATGCATTTCTAGATATGCCAATGAGTGCTAGACTTTTATATTATGATCTAGGAATGAGGGCTGATGATGATGGATTTGTTAATTCACCTAAAAAGATAATGAAAATGATAGGTGCATCATCAGATGATTTAAATGTGTTGATATTAAGAAAATTTATTATTCCATTTGAACCTGGTGTAGTTGTGGTTAAACATTGGAGAATACACAATTACATTAGAAAAGATACTTATAGAGAAACACAATATAAAGAACAAAAATCAATGCTAGAGTTTGATGAAAACAATGCTTATAGACTTGTTGATACGAGCCGTCAACTTTCCGTCGACGAGTCGTTGACACAGGATAGGATAGGTAAGAATAGGTTAGAGTTAGTTAAGGATAGTATAGAGATAGGTAAGGAAAAAGAAAGTATAGAGGCAGAGATAGAGATAATTACTCCTGCACAGCAGGATAACATCCCATATGCAGAAATAATAGAATATCTAAATTCTAGAATAGGCTCTAATTATAAGGCAACAACAGATAAAACAAGAACTCAAATAAAAGCTAGATTTAATGAAGGATTTAAATTAGATGACTTTAAAACAGTAATAGATAAAAAAACAAATGAGTGGTTTGGAACAGATATGCAAAAGTATTTAAGACCAGAAACATTATTCGGAACAAAATTTGAAGGATATCTTAATCAAAGAATTGTAGAAAGAAAGATATCATTTACAGATGTAGGAAATATGGTAGACTGGGAGGACATGTATGATAACTAAAGAACATTTTGCAAAAGCAATGTTATATCTAGGAATGGCATATAACAAGGAAATACAGCAAGGTACAATTCAAATATGGTATGAGTATTTTAAAGTTGGAGATATAAATGTTTTAATGAAAGCAATAAAAAATATAAGTGCAACAAATAAATATCTACCAACAGTAGCAGAACTCATAGAAGAATGCAAAAAGATAGAATACAATTTTAGATATACAATATTAGATAAAATGAAAGCTGATGGATATTTCAAAAGATGTGCTGTAGGAGAACAATCAGAAGCGGAAGAAATGGTTGACTATAACAAAGCAGTATATTGTGTAAGTAGAGAAATAATACCGAGTTGGCTTGAAGAAGATATGATGACTTATGGTTATAAGAAACCAATATCATATAATCCTACAGAAAGATTAACCGATAACCACACATATTTATTAGAATGAGAGGTGGTAGAATGGAGGAAAAAGTATATAGTTATTTAATAGAAAACCATATAGGTAAACAGAACCTTATTAAGAATAAAGAATTAAGAAAATTATTTGATATAAATAGTGATAAATCAATGAGAAAAGTAATTCAAAATATAAGAGAAAACTCAAAGTTCTACTTAATAGTAGGAAGTATAAGTGGCAAAACAGGAGGATTCTTCATTTGTCAAACAGAAGATGAAATGAATGAAACAATCGATAATATAAAACATAGAGCTAGTCAAATGTATAGAATGTGCCACATATTAGAAAGCAAAAGGGATAAGATATTACAGGCATGACTAAAAAAGAATTGTCAAAATATTATTATTTGTCACTTGAAATAAATGATTTAGAAGATAGAATCAAAAATTTATATGAAACATCAGTTGGATCATCAAAGATAACAGGAATGCCAGTAGCACATAGTAATGATAGTCCTATTGAAAAGCGAGTTGAATTAATAGTAAGGTTAACAGATAAACTAAAGAAAAGACAAAAACAGGCTCTTGAAGAAATGGAAAAAATAGAAAAATACATATCAACAATAGAAGATATAGAAATAAGGCTAATATTTAGCAAAAGATACCTAGACTTTAAAGACTGGGTAAAGATAGCTGATGAAATGTTTATGAGTGAACGAAGTGTATATAGAAAGCATAGTAATTGGCTAAAACAAGAACCTACAATTAATCAGGTTTCTTCATAAGAAAATTATAAATAAATTTAATCAGTTAAAAGTGTTAGAAAGGTTATCTCAAAATAAGGGATAATCTTTTAAATTTTTTAATAAAATTTGGGATTTTTATTCCGATTTTAAATATTTAGTGATATAATAATATAGAATTATAAATCTTGATAAAGGTTTAAAAACGGAAAGGGTGTGAAAAATATGGCAAAGTGTCCAAATTGTGGTGCTCCTATGCAGGCAAATTCATGTTCATACTGTCATTATACAGAACCTGTAGAACAAGGAAATGTATCAGGTAATGTGGTTATAAATAATGTTTATACTCAACCACAAGGAGTAAATGTAAGATATACAGTAAGTATATCACCAAAAAATAAAATGGTTACATTATTATTGTGTATATTTTTAGGGTATTTCGGTGCTCATCAATTTTATGTAGGAAAAGTAGGAAAAGGGTTATTGTATCTTTTTACTTGTGGATTATTTGGTTTCGGATGGTTTATTGATATAATAATGATTCTATGTGGATCATTTAGAGATTCTGATAATCTTCCTATAAAACAGTAGGAGGTAAAATATGGGATGGATTAAAGACCAATTTTTAGAGGTTATTGAATATATTGATGAATCAAATAAAATATTAGTTCATAAATATAATGACAGACCAACAAATGAAATAAAACAAGGTGCAAAAGCAATAATTAGAGAAGGTCAATGTGGTGTTTTTGTAAAAGGTGGACAAATTGCAGATATTTGGAAACCAGGAACATATAAATTAAATACAGAAAACTTACCTGTATTATCATCAATAATGGCTCTTCCATATTTGTTTAATTCACCGATAAAAAGTGATTTTTATTTTGTAAGTACAAAACAATCAACAGACAATAAATGGGCAACTAAAAATCCTATTATGATGAGAGATAAGGATTTTGGAGTATTAAGATTAAGAGCATTTGGTACATATTCATTTAAAATAGTTGATGTTGAAGCTTTTATGAAAGAAGTATTTGGCTCTCAAAAGAAAGTTATGACATGGGATATAGTGGAATATCTAGGGTCTTATGTTCCAACTGCATTTTCAGAAACAATTAGTGAATTGAATATACCAGCATTGGATTTAGCTTCTAAATATAAAAAGATAGGACAAGATGTAAAAACTAGGGTAAATGAAGAATGCAAAAATCTAGGAATAGAATTTATAAATGTTAATGTTGAAAATATTTCATTACCAGAAGAAGTAGAAAAATTAATAGATGAACAATCAGGAATGGGATTAGCAGCAAAAGATATGGCTACATATGCTCAATATCAATCAGTAAGAGCTATGAGAGATGCATCTAAACAAGAAGGTGGATTAGCAGGACTTGGAGCAGGAGTAGCATTAGGGAATCAAATGGTAAGTAATATTCAACAATCACAAAAAGAAGATAAAGTAGATCCAGTAGCAGAAATAAAAAAATATAAAGAATTATTAGATGCTGGAGCTATAACTCAAGAGGAATTTGATGCCAAGAAAAAACAATTATTAAATTTATAAAAATTGGAGGAAAAATTTAATGGAAAATAAGAATGTAGAAACAAAAAAACCTTTTTATAAAAAATGGTGGTTTATTGCTTTAGCAGTAATAATAGTTATAGCAGTGATATCAGGATTGAAAGGTTCGGATGATGATTACTATGAAAAACTTGTATGGTCAGAATTAGAGCTAGGAGAATATCTTCCAGAGCCAGAAAAAGTTAAGGGTTCAGTAATGACAAATAGAAGCGACTTGGCTATGTTTGATGTGACTAATTTAACAAAAAAAGAATACAAAGCATATGTACAAAAATGTATTGATAAAGGATATACATTAGATTTGGAATTTGAACCTTGGGATACAGTATATGGAGCATTTAATGAAGAAGGATATTCTTTAAGAATAATATATCTTGAAAGTGAAGAAGAAATGTCGGTTACGCTAAAAGCACCAGAACAAAACACAATGAAAGAAATAACATGGGCTACAAGTGGATTAAGTGCAATGTTACCTACACCAAAATCAACTCTAGGTAATATATCTTGGAATAATAGTGAAAAATTTATAGCACATATGGGAAATACAACTATGAATGACTATAACGATTATGTAAAAGCATGTGAAGATAAAGGATTTACAAATGAATATAGCAAGAGTGATAAATCTTATTCAGCTAAAAATTCAGATGGATATAAAGTACATTTAATGTATCTTGGTGGAAATGTAATGGAAATATCATTATCAGCACCAGAAACAAAGAAAGAAGAAACAAACACACAAACTACTCCAGAAACAACAGATAAGAAAGAAGAAAATACATCTACAAATAATAATGGATTAGGAAAAGAATTTAAAGAAGCAATGGATAGTTATGAAAAATTCATGGATGATTATGTAGCTTTTATGAAAAAATATAAAAATTCAAATGGAACAGATGTAAGTTTACTTACTGACTATTCAAAATATATGACTGATTATGCAGAAATGGTAAAAGATTTTGCAAAATGGGAAGATGAAGATTTAAATACAGCAGAAACAGCATATTATATAGATGTACAAACAAGAGTTAATAAAAAACTTTTAGAAGTAGCTTATTAATTTAAAATAAAGTTGGCAGTCGGTGTCATTGTATGGCAGAAGAGAAAGTGCTAAAATAGTATCATAGGAGATTACCTAAAAGGGTAGTCTCTTTTTTGTTGGAGAAAAGGGTGTGAATATTATGCTAAAAACTTGCTCGGTGTGTGGTACAATACATGATTTTAATAAAACATGTAGAAGAAGCGGTAAAAAGAAAACCACAAATGCTAACACATTTAGAAAGACAAATAAATGGACAGAGAAGAGTAAGAGCATAAGAGAAAGGGATAAGCACTTGTGTCAGATATGTTTATTAGGTAAGTATAATACTAACTATAGATATACCTATGAACAATTAGAAGTACATCATATAGTCCCAATAGAAGAAGATTATTCTAAAAGGCTAGATAGTATGAATCTAATCACATTATGCAAATACCATCATAAGATGGCAGAAACAGGTCAAATAAGTAAAGAAGAATTGCTAGAGATAGTGGCAGGGAAATATTAAGCCCCCCAGCCATATCAAAGGCGATTTTTTTATTTTTTTCAAGACCCACAGCCCAGCTTCATTTACACAATTTTAAAATTTCCGTGAGTTTTTTGGAAAATAGGAGGAAAACATGAGAAGATACGAGAATGTAGAAATATCCAAATTAAAGCCATATGAAAACAATGCCAGAACACATAGTAAGGAACAGGTAGAAAAGATAGCTAGATCAATAAAAGAATTTGGTTTTATCAATCCAGTGCTAATAGATAGTGAATATGGAATGATAGCAGGACATGGTAGAGTTTTAGCAGCACAGGAATTAGGAATGACAGAAGTGCCTTGTTTATTTATAGAAGATTTAACAGATGAACAAAAAAGAGCATACATACTAGCAGATAATAAATTAGCATTAGATGCAGGATGGGATGATGAAATATTAAGGCAAGAAATCCTAGCACTTGATAAATTAGATTTTGATGTGTCACTTACAGGATTTGATATAGAAGATTTTGATTTTTCACAATCAGATATAGAGTTCGAAGAAGATGACTACGATGTAGAAGAAAAACTACCAGAAATACCAAAAGCTAAATATGGAGATATTTATCAATTAGGAAATCACAGACTAATGTGTGGAGATAGTACAAGTCAAGAAGATATAGACAAACTTGTTGATGGTACAGAAATGGACTTATGTGTTACAGACCCACCATACAATGTAAACTATGGCTCAATAAATGAATCAGGATATGGAAAAGAAAGAGAAAATGGAAATAAGATATTAAACGATAACATGGATGATGCATCGTTCTATGAATTTTTACATGCATTCTATCTGCAGATGGTAAGAGTATTAAAACCAGGTGGTTCGTATTACATATTCCATGCAGATACAGAAGGCTACAATTTTAGAAAAGCATTAAGAGATGCAGGAGGCCAAGTAAAACAAAACTTAATATGGGTTAAAAATGCACTTGTATTAGGTCGCCAAGATTATCAATGGAAGCATGAGCCTTGCCTATATGGATGGGTGGAAGGTGCAGCACATTACTTTATAAATGACAGAACACAAACTACAGTGTTTGAAGATAAAGCAGACCTTGATAAATTAAGCAAGGAAGAACTTAAAGAAATGATACAAGAAATACTTGCAGATAAACTACCAACTACTATCATACATGAGGATAAGCCACAGAAAAATGATGTGCATCCTACAATGAAACCAATAAAACTAATATCAAGATTAGTAAAGAATAGCAGTAAACCAGGAGAAAATGTAATAGATTTCTTCGGTGGTTCTGGTTCGACACTAATAAGCTGTGAGCATCTAGGAAGAAAGTGCTATACAATAGAACTTGACCCTAAATATGTTGATGTAATTATAGATAGATGGGAAACATTAACAGGACAAACAGCAGTAAAGTTAGTTGAAGGTGTGGAAATCGTAGATGATTAAAATACTTGAATTATTTGGTGGAATTGGTGCATGTAGTAAAGCACTTGAAAGATTAGGAATAGAATATAAGATAGTAGATTATGTAGAAATAGATAAATATGCAGTAGCAAGTTTTAATGCAATGCATGGTACAAACTTTGAACCCCAAGATATAAGTAAATGGGATAAAGAGTTAGATGTTGATTTGATAATGCACGGAAGTCCATGCCAAGATTTCTCACTTGCAGGAAAACAAGCAGGTGGAGATAAAGATAGTGGTACAAGGTCAAGTCTTATGTACGAAACAATAAGAATTGTTGAAAAACTAAAACCAAAATATGTGATATGGGAAAATGTGAAAAACTTAATCTCAAAGAACCATATCCACAATTTTAAAGAATATATAAAAACAATGGAATATCTAGGCTATGATAATTTTTATCAAGTGCTAAATGCAAAAGACTATGGTATACCACAAAACAGAGAAAGAGTATTCACAGTAAGCATAAGAAAAGATTTAGGAATAGATTATAAGTTTCCTAAAAAGCAAGAATTAAAAATAAAACTAAAAGACTTGTTGGATGAAAATGTCGATGAGTCTTTTTATTTGTCTGATGAAAGAATAAAGAAAATTGCTCACTGGAAAGCTTATCAAAAACCATTTGAAAAAGTGAATGGAAAAGAAAGTATAGTTCCAACAATAACTGCTCGTGGTGCAGGAGAAGAACATTCTGGAATGATTACTTTTAGTGACAGACTCGACAAAACAACAAATCTCCAAGAAGAATGTCTAAACATAAGAAATGCAACCAAGAAAGGTTATGTAGAAGGCAAAAGTGGAGATGGTGTATATATCAGTAACATAAAAGGAAAAAGAGGAATGGTTCAATCAGGAATGATACAAACAATAAAGACATCTCCAGATGTTGGGGTGATCGTCGATGGATAATTTGAAAAGAAAGCTATGTAACTTTTTAATCGAAAATGAGATGGTAGAAGAAAACGATGTCATAAGGCATAGCTACTCTACACATCGAATGAATAATTTTAGAAAACAAAGTAGCGATAACAATATATCTCCGACACTGGATACAAGATGTGATTGTCTAGGAATTGCAGTGAAAGGAGAAAACATGAATAGTTTAAGAATCAGAAAACTCACTCCGAGGGAAACTTGGAAATTGATGGGTTTCGATAATAGTGATTACGATAAAGTAAAAGACATAAATTCAAAAGCACAATTATATCGCCAAGCAGGGAATAGCATAGTGGTAAATGTGTTAGTAGAAATATTAAGAGAATTATTAAAGGAGGAAATAAAGTGATAGAAAAAGTAAATCCAAGCCATCCAGATAAGGTGGCAGATAGAATAGCAGGAGCAATAGTAGACCTAGCATATTCTAAAAATGAAAATCCAAAAGTAGCAGTAGAAGTTTTAATAGGACATGGAATATGTCATGTTATAGCAGAAACAAGTGAATCATTTACTAATGAAGAAGTAGATGCAATAGTAAAAAGAATAGCAGGAGATATTGAATTAGATTTAGTTGTAGTACCACAAGATATTCACTTATCTAAAAATCAAAGTGAAAAAGTAAGATGTGGAGATAATGGAATATTCAAAGGTGTACCATTAACAAGTGAAGAAAAGGAAATATCACAAATAGCTAGAAACATTTACGAAAAATTTGCTCATGATGGAAAATACATACTTTCAAATGAAAAACTTATTATTTGTCAAAGTAATGCAAGTAATGATGAATTGAAAGAGTTATATCCTGGAGCAATTATAAATCCATTAGGAGAATGGACTGGTGGAACAAATGTAGATAGTGGTGCTACAAATAGAAAACTTGGTTCTGATATGGCTCAATCAGTAACAGGTGGAGGATTACATGGAAAAGACTTATCAAAAGCAGATGTATCCATAAACATTTATGTGTTTAAAAAAGCACAGGAAACAGGAAAAACAACACTATTGTGTTGTGCAATTGGAGATGAAGAAATAGATGGTAAGCCATATTCAGAAATAGTTGAAGAGGCTAGACAATACATAAATGGAATAGGTGGATTTGAAAAATTCGCCGAATGGGGTCTGTTTTAATGAATAAAATGAGTTAGAATGAACAAGCTCAAGAAATTTTACGAATAGCAGAACAACATGGAGTAGAACAAAACTTTTTCTTCTTAACAACATTTAAAAGATATCAAGTACAATTACAAATCCTTAATGATTTAGAAAAAACAATAAAAGAAGATGGCACTTTGGTAACAAAAGAATATGTTAAAGGTAGAAAGAATGTCTACTCACATCCTGCAATATCAGACTACAATAGAACAACCGATAGTGCAAATAAGACAGTTAGTACATTAATGAAGATCATAATATCATTGAGAAAAGATGATGTAACTGGCGAAGATGACCCACTGCTACAAATAATAGCAGGTGGCAAGTTTGAACAATAAAGCATATCAATATGCGAGTGATGTTGTTAAGAAAAAGATAACAGCACCAAAATATGTTATTAAGCAATGTAAAAGTTTCCTAAAGATAGCAGATGATAAAGATAAAAAATATATGATTAACTATAACAAGGTAAGACAAATAGAAGCTATATTAAAAATCCTTATCATGCCAAAAGGACTAAAGGCAGGTCAATCAATCTATCAATGTTCTTGTGGATATCAATGGGTGTTTTATATTTCAATATTGTGTGTAGTATATAGAGATAACCCAGAGAAAAGAAGATACGAAACAGCAATACTTGAAATAGCAAGAAAAAACTTTAAAACATATACAATAGCAACAATTTTTATATTGTTGTTTTTATTAGAACCAAAATACTCAAAGTTTTATTCAGTTGCTCCAGATGGTTCACTATCTCGTGAAGTTAAAACAGCAATCGAAGAAACATTGAAATCAAGTCCACTTATCTACCTACATAAAGAAAGTAGAAGATTTAAGATATTAAGAGATTACATACAATTCAATTTAACAGAAAGCAGATATTATCCACTAAACTATTCTAGCAGTAGAATGGATGGTAAATTGCCAAATGTATTCCTTGCAGATGAGGTAGGTGCATTACCAAATCCATATGCGATAGAATCCATGAGGTCTGGACAATTAAATATCTTAAATAAATTAGGATGTATCATCTCAACAAAATATCCTACCTTTTCAAATCCATTTGAAGATGAAGTAAGCTATGCTAAAAGAGTATTAGATGGAATAGAAAAAGATGAAACAATATTCGCATTACTTTATGAACCAGATGAGGAACTGATAAACAAATGGACAACTGATGACAATGTGTTAAAACAATCAAATCCAGTTGCATTGGAAATCCCAGAAATATGGGAGGACC